TATGCAGAACTATTAGGGTTATCAGCTCTTGGATTCCATAAACTCTCACGCATCCATAGCAGCTCTACACATCGATATTGTTTAGCATCGAGTAGCTTCATATGAGCATATAGTTTGTAGTTATTTACATCTCTTGGCGTGTTAATAGCTGAGGCATTAGGCATATTGACAAATAGCAATAGCCCGGCCAATAGCACCAAACTACGCCTGCGAGCTATCCGCCTCAGCGGCTCGCCTGCGAGTATGGAGCGTACTCCTATAGTCAAATAGGCACAAGTATTATGCGTAACTTTGAGCGTGTCCCACAGGTTATTAACGCCTGTGGATAACGCCTGTGGATAACTATTACTCATTGATGGCCCCAGCCCGTACCCTTAAATGATACGCCGGGAGCGTGATATACCTGTCTCATAAGTAGGTTGCAGCAATACGGCGTAGTGTGCTCTGCTAGCTTCTCTGTCACTTCGTACCTGATATTGCAGCTAATACATTCATACTCATATGTCGGCATCTTGAGGCTCCATCAAACACACGCCCATAATGCCGCATTTAGTACACTGCAACGTCTTAACGTGAGGCGGTAGGTTATCGGTAATGATGCGCTCGATCTGATCCGTAACTTTCTTACATTTACGGCACTCGTACTTATATGTAGTCATTACGCCCTACATTCTGCGCATAGCCATATTACGACCTCTTGGCCTACATCTCGTACCTGTAGCCCTCCGCCGCTTGATACCCAATTATGACACTGATCGCACTGATCCATCTTTACTACTGTCATATCGCCGTTATCGTGGATAGTCGTGGCAAAGCCGTCTTTAATAAATGTTAATTCTCCCATTACAATTTAACCGCCTTATCTATATGTAAAAGCGTTACCTCTTTATCAATGGCCGGAGCCTTATTAAAGGTGCTAGCCGGTAAACGCTTAGTAGTCCAGGTAACCGTAATTTTGCGTAGGTTAAACGCGTATATGCCCTTAGGCGTTGAGTTAATGTAAAACGGCGTAAAGCCTAGCTTGTCGGCTTGCTGCACAAGTGACTCATACTTATCCTTCTCAAGTATCAGCTCGTCGTAATGCGCGTGTCTGCATTTGAGCTCTATCTTAAGCCTATAGCCGTTACTGGTCGCATCGATGTACTCAAAAGCATCGCCTGACATCTCTAGATCCTCAAGATATTTACTCTTGATGTAATCAAAGAGACTCTGCTCGGTCATACTTGAGGTTTCCATTTTCCGTCACTGGCCAGTACGTGCCAATTCGGTGCACACTGCGTAGCCTTTGTGCGCTCGGTACAAAAGTAACCGCCCCAATTTTTAGGCGATCCAGCTGCAGCCTGTTTCCATATCATCGTACCGTGAGAGCATCGAGGCGCAGCTGCTACTTGAGCACCGCCTAAACTCTGCTCGATCTCACCGATAGCACTAGCCATAGTAGGCATATCCTCGATTGCCGCCTTTTTGCTCCACGGATCTGGGTCTGCCGGTAGTGTCTCGACCTTTTGCATATCCTGCACCGTAGGCCTCGAGTTAAACTCTAGGCTTGGAGTTAATAGGCCTATAACTCGGCCGTAGCTGCTCGTGAGGGTATCCTCTATAAACCATTTTTTCATATTGTTTGGATAGGTTGCCACGTTGCCAAACGCATAATCGACGGCGCTTGGCTTTTCATCCTCATACTCACGATAAGCCTCAGCTCGTACGAGCACTGTCCCGGCCTGAATATCTAAATGCTCAATAGTCGCGCATAACCTACCGCTTGGAAATTCTGCCCGGAATCTTTTAATGCGAGCGTTTACATCCTCATAGTTATCTAAGAATCCCATTAGATTAGCTCTCTATCTTTCAGAGCTTGAGCGATTGCACGCCCTCTTACAAAGCCCTCGCCGTGGCCTTGTCTCCAGCCTATCGAGTAACCAATTACCATAAACATAAAGCCCATACCGCACGCGGCTAGGCTTATTAAAATGTCTGCACTGTTCATATATCGCCCTTTGTTAAGGCCGATTAAGCTACTACCCGAGTAGCCCTCTCGGCGTTTGTAGTATCAGTATGAGGCTATGGGCTGACATAAAGCAATTATTTCGCTAGGCGTGTCTCTAACAATATCTCGTATATCTTGTCAATCTTGGCATCCATACGCTCCTGCCGTACCTCGATGTGATCGATACGGCCTCGTAGGTTATGCCCTCCATTACCGTCGGGCTTTAGCTCCGATAAATAATATTTAACAAAGTGTCGGATAAGCCCAGCCCCCAGCCCCAAAATGGTAAAACTCCCCAAAGTTAAACCGACTACGAGCTGGGCTTGCTCCATTACTTCTTTACGCCAAACTGACCTTCGGACGGTTGGAGTGCCTTAAGTAATGGCCCGATTAGCCCAGCGATAAACGCGTTAGCTAATACTTTAGGGTCTGTAATGCCTGACATATATAGCGCTGCCGCACTTGCTAGGGCTGCTCGCCCGTAAGATTTTGCAGCTGCGATTGCTTGCTCTTTCATTGTGTAGCTCCTTAGTGCCCTTAAGGATGTGCGATAACTATAAACCTAAACTAGCGATTAACGCTTTAGCCTTGGCCGGTGATACTTCCACTTCCCAGTGCATTTCATCGGCTCGACTCTTAAAATCGCCGCCCCACTTAAGGCCGTATTTTTTAGATAATGCCCGGATCATAGGCACCTTTTCAGCTGGGAATGTGCCCACTTTGCCGAGAGGATGCTTTGTAGCGTTGAGATCGATAGCCGTCCCGGATGAGTGGCACGATAATTTTGTAGGGTTGCCTCGCACCATCCGATACGCGTACGCCCAGTCGTCAAACGTACCCTCATCGATTGGCTCGATCAGCTCGTGAAACTCCGCAGCAAAGGCGGCCAAGAGAGGCCCAACACTCTCGGCGCACCTTAGCTTACGATCCGTACCCTTTACAGGGTAGGACTTTATTTTAATTGCATCCGGATCTTTAGATGCCGGGTAGCCGTTATAGCTAGTCTCCATTAGTAACGCTCGGTGTGGATTGTTCCGCTTGTTGGCGGTCGTATTCTGACTTAGGCATTGAGGTAAATTGCTCGTTGCCGTGGTCAATGATGATGTGTTCATTGCCGTCTTTGTCTGTGATTGTTTTGATGTTTGTCATTTTATAACTCCGCACTTGCTGCAAGATAACCAGCAGCATTGTTGTTGTTTAACAAAGTATAAGGTCTGTAAATTGTCAGACCTGAAGAACCGCCAGTAGAAATGGTAGTTGTTCTATTGCTTGTTTGTTGCAAAGTGACAGTGGTGATTGCTGCGATTGCATTAACTCCATCAAAAACTGCCAATGTTGAAAACTCTACAGATGTTGCACCAACGCGCATAGGAACAGGATTAACAATAACAAAGTCGGCAACGGCTGTTGTAGAAGCGTATCCATTTCCGTGAGCAGCAAAAACGCTTGTGTTTCCACTTCTCCAATAGTAACGCTGGCAAGCGGCTAATTCTCCTTGGATTGTTCCCGCGTAAGTCTTGAATGGTGTGGCTACTGAACCGACTTCTAACTGTACGCCTGTTACTTCAAAGTAATCGTTGGTTGAAGCCGTGCCTGTTGGTGTAAAACTTAATCCAGTTGCAATTTGTGTTGCGTTTGTCGGAACAGTTGCAGTAAATGTAAATCGTTGCCAAGTGGTTGTTAATGTTGCTGATGAATTTATAAAAGCATTTTGACCAGTAAATCCAGCACCAATCACATTTTGGTCCGTTCCTGTTCCGTTCCAAATGTAAACATTTAATGCGTTTGAAGTTGCAGAATAATTTGCGCCTGCTCGACCATAAAAGGAAAATGTTACCGTCTTGCCTGCGTATTGGATAGAATTTATACTTTCAAAATTCTGAGCAAATGTTAAAGCACCTGTGCCAGTTTGACCTGAATTGCGTTGGTATCTCGCACAATACTGAATAAACGGTAAATTTGTTGTGTCGCTGGTTGTTTGTCGTGAAATAGTAATTGCCTGATTTGCACCTGTTGCAGTGTCCCAACGGTCTGCACTGTAACCACTGGCAGCAGCCGTTGAAGCAGCGATTGAAATTGAAGTGCCACGCTGCCACACCTGAAACGCTGAGTTTAAGACTGGATTAACATTGACTGGTGCTTGATAGCGCAAGCCTGTTGTGGCGGAACTATCTGCTACAAGTGTCTCGCCATTTGCGCCTACTGCTAGGCGGGCAGGAGTGTCGTTCGCACTAGCTGCAATGAGATCGCCCTTAGCATCCACGATAGAGTTTTGGATCGCGTTGCTATCATCCTGCGCGACCCAGTTAAAGTCCATATCTGTACCGGATGCTTTAGCTAATACCTGTCCCGTAGTGCCGCCCTTGAGATCTACCAAACTAGCATCGATAGAGTCGCCTAGGGCTTCGATAGCCGTAGCTCCATCTTTTACTAAGTCGGTCGATGTAGGTACCGGCCAATTAAAATTAGGCGTTACTGTTGCCATTAGGTTAAACCTCCAAAAGCGTTCTGCCAGATAAGTGTAGCGTTTACACCTGTCCAAACTAGGTTAGACGGGCTAACCGTGTCCCACTGTGGCGCGACAAGTGAGAAATCTGTAGGGCTTAAAGTCAGGGTAAGGTCTACGAATTGAGGCGTAGCCCTAATTGCAAAACCCTCTACAAAGCCGTTAAACGATCCGTTAAACATATTGATCGGTAAGTTATTTATGACTATGGGCTCGCCAAAAAATACATCGATAAGCTTGTCTCGCTCTACATCGGGTAGTTCTGAGTTATCAAGCCTAAAGGTAATGCTCTGTAACTGCTCGCGTGGGATGGCTCGTAGTCCTAGTTCGCGATCCATTACATCCTCGACATCGCTTAAGTTATGCAGGTTCGAGCTTACGCTGCGCTGATAGCGGCCGTAGTTAGCGATGGAGTCGGCATCAAGAGCAGTCGCGTGTTTTGAGTAATTATTACCCTAGTTAAATACAAGGGAGTTACGAATTTTACCTATTTGTAAGATTGACCTAACGCTAGAGGGAGTAGCGTAATTAGCCGAAATAGTCGTATAGCCGTTAGCCGATAAATAAGCCGTACGGTGGTCTGCATCGGCATAACATACGCGGCCTGCCTTATCCTCGTATATTTGTCCTAGAGCACTTTGCGCGATCTGAGCACATAGGTTATAGCTGCTAAACGGATCAGCTCCTCTGCTAATCATCTCGTATAGTCCAGGCTGATCGATCTCGCCTAATCCTACGTTTTCCGCATCGGCCCAAGTAGTCGTAGGGTTATAAGCTGCCCACTGTAGAGCCGGTGCTACCTCAAACCACGAGTTAATAAGTAGCTCATTAAGTATGTCGTAAATCTGTGTGCCGTCCTCAGTTTTTGGCAAGGCATCCGGGAAAAGAGCTTTAGTCAATTTAGCCAAGGATCCTACGGCCAATATATTACCGATTGTTACAAAGCCTGTTTCCTCAGGCGAGCGTACGGATATGCCAAAATCCGATACTTCTCCACCAAACACGGGTACGTATACGCCGGCACTATTCTTAAGCTCTAAGGTCAGGCTATCGGTTACATCAATATCAAAAGCCGTATTATCTATGTTTACAATTTCCATACGGGCATAGCCGGCGTTGCACTGCAGGTCGATATCATCGCGACCAGTGGCCATAGTCACGCTCAGGACATTATCGTAAATGGTAGTGCCTACGATAATTTTCCACTCGGGTAGCCAAGCGCTCACTCTACGTATACTCCTGAGCCGCGGTTAGTTGAGGTTCCTCGATATCCAGATTGGTTAAGGATATCCTCAAAAGTTCTAGCTAGTGCCTCGGGATCTGTACCGTAGCCGGCGTTAATTGTTATGTCGTATTGAGCCGCCGCTTGAGCTGCATAACGCGCGCCGCTGCTCGCAGCTGAAAGGCTTAGGCCGGAGGCTAAACCCTGCATCAATGAGCCTTGAGCCGTTGGATCGCTAAGCGATATTTTAGCTAGTGATGCTGCGTACTCCTGCTCAGCTCGAGCTTGGTAGTTAGACCCTCGTACCGCGCTAGGTAAATCTGCACCCGCATTTAATGCCGTTACTAATTGCTCATTATATGAATTGCTAGGGAGCATTTTATCTATTAACTTAAAAATGGTTGGATTATTAAGTGTAAAATCTGTCGTATTTTTTGGAATTGTATAAACCGGAGCATCGGTAGCACCCGGAGTTGCGGTAGACCCAGTACCGATTTTGCCTAAAGCCGCCGCGTACTCTTGGAGAGCCTTAAGTCGAGCATCGTCGGCCGCCTTTTGTGCCTTGGCTACGCGGTCGATCATCGATAACTCGGCGGACTCACGTAGTAGAGCTGCAGTATTAGCCGCGCTCGTAGTCTTACTAATAGAGGCCAAACGTGCTATCTCGGTTAATTGGATCTGTACGCGCTCGCTATATGACTCTTTAGCGGCTAACTGTCCAGCTGCGACTATAGCGGCGTTATATTTCTTAAACGCCTCCTCACGTGCTAGTTCTTTATCGCCCTCGGCCATTTTAGACTTATCAATAGCAGATAGTTCAGCTAGTAGCTGAGTGTTAATATCTAGCAGCGTAGCCTCGCTGATCTGTTTGATACCGGCTAACTTTTGTAGGTCTGCATTTTTTTGGAAAGCCGCTAGCTCGCCTATTTTCTTAAGGGCTAACTCGCCGTTATCCTCCTCGATGGCCTGTAAAGCCTCGAGGCGTAGTTTAGTCTCTTTATCATAGGTAGCCTTAAGAGCTGCAGCTAGTGAGATACGAGTAGTATCAAAAACCGCAGCGGCCTTAGTTAAGGCCAGTTTATTCTTTTCTACGATTGCTTGCTTTTTTAATAAAGCTAATCTTTCTTTCTCACGCTTAGCGGCTGCAGCTGCAGCTGCGGCTCTAGCCTTGTCTGCCTTTACTTGTGCATCGGTAGCACCTG